GCCGCCGGCGATGGGAGTGATGCCAGTCTCTGGGCCTATACAAGAGGGCCAAAGGGACAGTGATCCGTATGGCTTAACCGCAAAGCGGTTGAACCATACCGAGAGAGGATGCAGCGATGGCTGTAACTACAATTGATACCAATAACAAACTTATCCAGTTTACGAGGGATATAAACCGGGAGTTTGTTAGGGAGAACATGTTCTCGCCCTATATGAGCGAGGGCCTGACTGCCATCATCCGCCTTCGGAACGAATTGAAGGCGGGTGGTGAAGACATGAATATCCCGCTCGTCACGCGCCTCCAGGGAGCCGGTGTTGCGACACAGACCCTGGTCGGTAACGAAGAGCGGATCGACAACTACGGGATGCGTCTGCGGATGGAGTGGGCGCGGCACGCAGTTGTCACGACAAAGGCAGAGTCCCAGAAAGACTCGGCGGATATCTTCGGCGAGGCCAAGCCCCTGTTGAGCGATTGGGGCAAGGAGTTGCAGCGCGACGAGATCATTGCCGCGTTTATGGCTCTGCCAACCGAGACTCTTCCTACCTCTTCGGGTGGGGTTAGAGTGAATGGCATCCAGTACGATCTGGCGTCGTCTACACAGAGGAATACGTGGCAGACCGACAACAATGATCGTATCCTGTTTGGGAACTCCACCGCGAACTTGGTGGCTGGCAACCACGTCAGCTCACTGGCCTCCCTGGATGGAACCAACGATAAGTTCACTGCTACGAACCTGTCGTTGCTCAAGCGCATCGCGATGGCAGCTGATCCTCATATCCGTCCCTATCGGACTGATGATGGGTATGAGCACTTCATCTGCTTCGCGGGGCTCAATCCCTTCAGGGACCTGAAGATCTCGCTGGAGACCATCAACAAAGATGCTCGGCCCCGTGAGGCGCCGGGTCTCAAGAACCCGATCTTCCAGGATGGCGATCAGATCTATGACGGTGTGATCGTCAGGCTGGTTCCGGAGATGAGTAGGTTCGTCAGCAATGTGTGGACGAGCTTGCTTACAGCGGGCGCAGTCGGAACGCCAGCCGGGTATACCGGCCGCGTCGAGCCTGTGTTCCTCTGTGGTCAGCAGGCCGCTGTTCTCGGTTGGGGTCAAATGGCGAAGCCCACGTTCCGTAAAGAGGACGATTACGGCTTCATCACTGGCACCGGCATCGAGATGGCCTACGGTGTAGCCAAGATGTTCAAGAAGCACCCGAATACCGGCACCGCACTGAAACAGTGGGGCGTCGCTACTGGGTTCTTCGCATCTTCTGCGGACTAGGAGGTTCAAATGGTATCTCAGCTTAATATTCGAACTCCAGCTCGCGAGATCGGCTACGAAGTCGCTCAGTACATAGCCGGTTCGTTCTCGGCTGATCCTGGTGGTGCTGCGGTTAACGTCAAGATCGGGACAATCCCGGCCGGAGCTATCATCACCCACATCATCACCAGGGTCCAAACCGCCTTTACCGGCGGCACTCCAGCATTGGCCTACGGAACTGCATCTGGTGGCAGCCAAGTTCAGACCGGCGTTACGGTTACGGCTGGTTCTACACAGATCTTTCCGTTGGCCGCACTTACACAGCCAACGACTGTGGACACAGATGTCTGGGCAACTCTGTCGGGCGGTGCTACCGCAGGGCAGGCCTTTACGTATGTGGGCTTCATCAAGCCAGTGGCTTAACGAGGTTTAGCGCCAACTTGGGGAGGGCTAGGTGGCCCTGGTCCTCCCTCTTTTCCAAGGAGAGAAAGATGCCTCAGGTAACGTGGTTAGGCGAAGAGGATGAGTCCATCGAGGAGGCAGGGGAGTTCAAAAAGGGAGTGCCGGTGGAGGTTACCGACGATCGGAAGCTGATGGTGTACCTCAAGAATAGGTACTTCAAAGTGGAGGGCATGGAGGATTACAAGAAGCCCACGCCGGAGGAAGACGCAGAGCTGTATCCGGCACCCTCAACGCTGTCTGCACAGCATCCAGTGGCGAAGCCAGGTGAACCAGTTCCAGTTCCAGAGTCATCTCCACCTGTGACGCCAGAGATTGAAGAGCCGGTGGCGCGGAAGCTGAAGCCCGTACCAAAGAGTGCCAAATGACTATCGGGTCTTCAACGCAGCCGAGTCTACGGGCACGGTTGCTTCCCCGGTTTCCAGCGAATGTTCTCGCTGGAAACGGGATCACTATTACTAAAAGCGGAGGGACCTATGTCTTTGCGGTGGCTCCGTATGCTAATGTGCCACTGTCTGCCTTGGAGTCGATGCCAGCGGCGACTATTGTCGCCAGAGCCTCCGGGGTCGGATCGCCCTCGGCAGTTCCGGTTTCCGGCGGCCTTGGGTTCACCGGGGCGGGTAACCTAGAGTTAACGAATAACCAGCGTATAAGAGCGCTACCGTTCACGGTGTACCAGAACGGTTCGGTACTCACAACCGGGATTAAGGGCGATCTGTACATTCCATTCACTGGAGTGATCGTCGGAGTGACTCTGCTGGCAGATCAATCCGGAAGTGTTGTGTTGGATATTTGGAAGGATACATACGCTAACTACCCACCTACGGTGGCCGACACGATTACGGCTGCGGCTAAGCCCACACTGTCGAGCGCTGTCAAGTATCAGGATACAGTGCTCACAGGATGGAATACGACAGTTAATGCGGGTGACAGTTTCCGCTTCAATTTTGACAGCGTGGCAACGATCACTCGACTGCAAATCGGCATCGATCTGAGGACTGCGTGATGGAGATCACCAAGACCAGGGGCGATCTAATACTTGAGGCGGCCTATAAGTTGAATATTGTGGGTACAGGACAGCCTCTTGACGACGAGTATGCAGCGAAGCTCGATGGAAACATCGATCCGCTGTTGGGCCAGTTGGCCCAGGATGGAATTTGTAATGTAGTGAATACAGACTTTATTCCATCTGAGTGGTTCGATGCGCTGGCGAGCTTGCTTGCAAATATCGGCGCTCCAATGGGTGGAAAGGCCTTCGATCCGGGGATAAAAGAGTACTTCCAAATGCAACTACGGAGGCTCACTTCGAGCCGTCCGAGTTACGCTGTGATGGACACGGACTACTTCTGATGACTGTACCGATCCTATTCCCGCCGACTTCAGCTCCAGGGCAACGGCCGCAGGAGAGCGCGGGACGATTGATTAATGCTTTTGCAGATAAGATGCCAGTAGGAGCGCCAGCACAGATTGTTATTCGGCGATCGCCAGGATTGGAACGAGTGGCGATGCAGAGTGATCATATTCACACGAGAGGTTTTCTTGATACGGGGACTTCGGAAGCCCTGTGGATTGTGGATGATAGGGTGTTGTCGGTTGATCCAGCGTTTGCTGTGACTGATGTAGGGGCACTGACCGGAACCGATCCAGTTACAACAGCACGCAATAATGCACTGCCGAATAATATGGCGGTAGTGACCACTAACGGATGTTTTAATCTGTTCACTGGATCACCGCCGACAGTGTTCGCGGACCCAGACCTACCAGCGAGCCCCACGAGTGTTTGTGATTTCGATGGATACTTTGTATGGTCTTTCGGAGATGGAAGGATATTCGCGAGTGACCTGAATTCAGTCAATGTGAACGCTCTGTCGTTCACGACAGAACAGGGACTCTTTGTTCGGAGGGTAGTGCGTTATGCGGGTAGATTATATGCCTTCGGAGATAAGTGGACCGGAGTCTACAGAGATGCCGGGACCCTACCGTTTCCGTTTGCTCGCGAGGTCACAATTCCACGAGGTATCGTGGGAACTCACGCTGTCGCCGGATGGGAGACAGGCTGGGCTAATCAGCTCTTGTGGGCCGGAGACGACTTCGTTGTGTATAGACTTGATGGGTATACGCCTACTCCAGTGTCTACGGATGATGTGAGTCGATCGATACAACAGAGTGTGATTGACGGGAAGAGGGATTTGATTGAGGCCTTTGTGTATATGTATGGGAGGTCGGCGTTTTGGGTGCTGACCTGCCACGAGGACTGGACGTGGGAGTATAATGTTTCGACAGGGGAGTGGAACGAGCGGAAGTCGTATAATAGAGATAATTGGAAGGGAATGAAGTCTCTACGTATCTTCGATCGGTGGCTCATTGGAGATGAATATAGTGGGGAATTGTATCAGATTAGTGGAACATACTTCCTCGAAGGAACCGACCCATTGATATGGCAAGTCGAGAGCGGAGCATTGCACAACTTCCCACGCGGCATAGTTATTCCGCGAGCAAGCTTCAACTGTACAACTGGCGTTGGCAGTTATCCAGGTACCGCGGACCCGAAGGTGCTTATTTCGTGGTCACTCGATGGCGGATACACCTTCGGACTCCCAGTGACTCGACGGCTTGGCGGGCCAGGCGAGACAAAATCGCACCCGTATGTGCTGAGCTGTGGATTGTCCAAAGGACAGGGCATACGGTATCGTCTGAGCGTTTCAGACCCAGTGCATGTCGGACTGATGGGTGGTGTAGTAGAGGATGAGCCAAGAGGGTTCTCTGGATGACTGTTGAGCCGAGAGATCCTTATTCGGAAGTCGTCGATACTAATCGACGCTGGACGCCAGAGTGGTACTCGTGGCTGAAGGAACTAGTTGCGTCCATTCCTTCCTCAGTCAGTGGTGGTATTTCGGACGGCACTAAAGGAGATATCGTAGTCAGTGGCGGCGGAACAGTATGGACTGTCGGTCCTCATGCTGTTACGTTCGCCAAGATGGCTCAGATTACTGCTCCAGCTTTTCTCGGTCGGGTCACAGCTGGCCTAGGTGATGTTGAGGCATTGACTGGCACACAGGCCACTGCCCAACTCGATTTGTTTACTTCTTCGCTGAAAGGACTCGTTCCACCGTCTGGTGGTGGCACAGTTAACTTCTTGAGGGCTGATGGAACTTTTGCTGCGCCGCCATCGGGAGGCAGTGGTACTCCAGGCGGAAGCTCTGGGCAAGTGCAGTACAATAATGCCGGGTCGTTTGGTGGTTTTACAGTAGGCGGTGACGCCACACTTAACACCGGAACCGGCGCACTTACGATAGCCAATACGGCAGTTACTTACGCCAAAATACAGAACACGAGTACAGGGCCTCTTCTGTTAGGCCATGGGTCTGGATCAGGGTCACCACAAGAGATTGGGCTGGGCACTGGCTTGAGTATGAGTGGAACTACTCTTAACGCGGCGCTTAGTGCTACTTATCAAGAGACTATTCGTAATGCTGCTTCGGCTGTCGCAATAAGTAGTAGTTCAGCGACAGATATTATGGTTCTTAATTTGAATGCCGGAGACTGGGATATTCAAGGGGAAGCATGGTGGACCTCTACAGCTACCGGAACCCTAATTCTCAACTGGCTTACCACGGTTTCCGGAACGGCTCCTAGCGATCCGGCTGCTGTCTCCAGTCTGACACAAATAACTGGATCATGGCCGAGCGGTCAGTGGCCTGTTGTACCACTCTCAGCGATGCGTTTGAATATTGGCTCACTGACTACTGTTCGTCTGGGTGCATTTGCTCTGTTCACTGGCGGAAGTGGTACTGCTTCGGTCTATGGGAAGATAAGAGCGAGGAAGCTAGGGTAGGTGGATTATGGCCTTCGGACTCAGCACACTAACCGATGTCTTCACAGGGCAACCTGCGATAGACGCCGCTAAGCAGCAGCAGGCATATCTCCAGGGTGTTCAGGGTAACATTACTAATACTATAAACACCAATCAGGCTCTTGGGCTGAATGCCCTCACGAGTGGTACTGCTGCGGGGGCCGATGCCCTTAAAACAGGCATAGGTCTTAGCACAGGATATCTTCAGGGATCACTCGATCCCGCGCTTGCAGCGCTCTACGGTGGATCGGGCAATGCTGCGCAGGCGTTGTATGCTGGACAGGGTGGTGGACTTGGAGCCCTTTATGGTGGCGTCGGAGGGGCAACAGCGGCATACACCCCTCTTGGACTGGCGGGATCGAACATCCTCGCGGGCGGTGGACAATTCAGTGATATGCTCCGCAATGCGCTGGGGCTCAATGGACCAGCAGGTAACGCGGCAGCCGAGGCGGCCTTCAAGGCCTCACCTGGATATCAGTTCCAGTTGGGGCAAGGTCTCGACGCACTCACTCGCGCGGCGAACGCGACTGGGATGGGCGCGAGCGGGAATACTCTGCAACAGGCCCTGCAGTTTGGGCAAGGCCTTGCTAATACAGAATACGGGAACTGGCTACAGAACCTTACGGCCAACCAGGGTCAGTTGCTGCCGTTGGGTATTCAGGGTCTTGGCCAGGCCGCCACGGGTCAGGGAAATGCCCTGTTAACGGGAGGCACTTCCGGTGCCAATATCTATACTGGAACAGGCGGGCAGCTTTCTAATCTACTGAGTAATACCGGTGCGAATGCAGCCAACTTGTATACAGGACTTGGTACTAACCTGTCTAATCTTACATCTCAGGGCTATGGTAACTTGGCTAATCTTCTCAGTGCAGGTGGCGTTAATCAGGCTAATTTCTTGCAGGGGCTCACCGGAATTGGAACAGGAGCAGCGACGAATATTGCTGGGTTGCAGACGCCAACATACGCGCAGGCCGCACAAGCGGAGCTTCAGGGCTCGAAGAACCTGTGGAACCTGGGATTGGCAGGGGCACAGTTTGCTGCTGGTGGTGGCCTTGGTGGCCTTAGTAGTCTCGGGAGTGGTGCCTTTGGTGGGTTGACTGGAGGCTTCATGGGACCGGGATCGTTCCAGCCGGTACGGCTGAGTTAGGAGGATATCATGGCATCGCCGTATGACTTCAATGTTGACTTCAGTCCGCTCGCGACGCTGCCACAATTGGCGCGTGGAGCGGAGCAGGATCGACAGACGCAGGAAGCGCTAAAAAATCTGGATACTTCTAGTTATCAATCACTGTCTGATGCAGCGGCGCGAGTGTTGAGACTTGGTGGCGACCCGAAGATAGCCATTCAGTTGTATAACGCTGCAAGTACTCGATACGCGGCTGAGCAGCGTGCCGCAGCGGATATACAGTATGCTAGAAATCTACCATCTATTTATGGTAGGGGACTTCCAACTGCTCCTACACCTGAGCTTCCAGGACCATCAGATTTTGGGCCTCCTCCGACAGCTGGATCAGCACCAGGGGCACCAGCGCCCGCTCCAGGAGCAGCATTCCCGCCGCCGATACCCCCTGGAGCGCCTCCAGTTGGCTTGGGGAGGCAATCTCAAACGGAGCCATCGCCTCAGAGTCCAAGTGATGCTATCATAGCGAAGGCTCAGACGGGTATGGACTCGTCAACAACCCCGGCCAGGAGAACTACTCTGGCTGGACCATATCCGACTCCAGACACTGCTTCGCCAGGGATGCAGACGGGTGGACAGCTGGTTCCTCCAGCTGCACTTCCAGCGTGGGCTCAAGGTGCAACTCCGTCCGGGCCTTTGCCACAGGGACTTGCTCCTGTTCCTACTCCAGAGGGAGCAGCTCCTCCAACAGCAGAGTCATCTTTGCCGTCACCAGTAAATGTTCCAAGTTTCGGAGGTAATCTCGACGCCGCCAGAACTGAGATAGAGAGGAGGATGATGATGATCCCTCCGAAGTACGGCAGCAGTCCTGCGGCTCGAGCGCTGATGACGCAGTATACTAATATTGCAGACCAGATGAAGATGCCGAAAGATATGCAGGAGTATCGTATTCAACTTATTCAAGATATGAGGTCCGGTGAGCCATACTATACTTATTCAGAATATAAGATTATGCCTAAGATAGCAGAAGAACAATCTAAAGCAGTATTAAATGCTGCATATGGTAAAGGTGGTTATCGAGAGAAGATGATGAATGCTGAAAATCAAAGGAACGCTTTGGATACTATGGACTCTATCATGGCAAATCCTGACTTTAGGTCAGGGGCTGGAGTCTCATACGTGGCAAAGGGTTTAAGTGCACTGACAGCACTTTCCAAAACAGCACAAGAAATGGGTCTTCCTGTCCCAGATATAGAACAGATTAGGTCTCTTCAGGGGCCAATACGATCGGCAAGGTTGGCCGAAGCTTTTCTTGCTCTTTCTAATCAAGTTGGATATGCGCAGCTTGGGACGCTGGGCAATCAGATTTCTAACGCTGATAGAGATTATATAGCTGCGATGTTTCCAAATCTGTCAACGTCGGTTGAAGGAAATAAGCTTCTCTCGAAGATCATGCGAACAGTACTAGACAAGGCAATCGCTGGTGGAAGGGCCTCCGAAGAATATCTGGCTGATAGGCCGCTTACGAGGGCTCGTCTGCCGTCGATGGATAGGTATGTTAGAAGTAAAGTGGGTGAGGAGCCAGCGTTTGTTAATCAGGACGGATCTCTTACCGATACAGGTAAGAAGTTTAGGGATGACTACGCTAGAATAATCGCAACGCCAGATGTACCTCAAACGCCAGGAAATGAGCGTGGTCTTACTTACAATCCGTCGAGTAATACAATAGGGATACCGAGACCTACAGTAGTTCCGTCACCGAGGATACTACCAATGCAATAGGGTTAGGAGGCGTGCTCCTGCGCTACGAATGGTACTCCCCAGACCTCCCGGGATACCGCGCGAGACGCCTCCACCAAAGCGAGGACACAAAGGAAGAAGCTGTAGCTGCTCGCGAGAAGGCTATTAAGGAGGTTTACAATGGGTAGTTTGTGGAATAGATCAGGCACCGTCGAGCGGTATGCTGACGATCTCAAAGCCGCTGGGGCAGTAGCCTACTTCTTCGCTGGAGGCACTACAACTCCGTTCACGGTGTACAGAGATGCGAGCGAGAGTTCGGCATATCCTACTCCGGTTGTTGCTGACGGTCATGGTCGCTGGCCTGATGTATTTGTTCCTTACACTCTTGGTTACGACGTTCAGGTGAAGACGACGGACGGAGTTCAGCTGACGTATACACAGAATATCCCCAATCCTGATCCAGTCGAACTATCGGTGACACCTGATCCAACGACGAGTCTATCGACTGGCATGGTCCACGGAGAGCTAGTGAATACAACGAAGTCAGGGTTTGTGCGACTGAACGGTAGGACGTTGGGCAACGCCGCCTCTGGTGCGACCGAGCGCGCAAACGCAGACACTTCGGCTCTGTTTAGTTATCTGTGGAATAATCTTACTGATGCAATTGCGCCGGTATCCAGTGGTCGTGGTGCAAGTGCTGCGTCGGATTATGCTGCCAATAAGAATATTGTACTACCAGATGCGCGTGGTAATGTTATGATCGGTCTGGATGACATGGGAAATAGTGCGGCAGGCCGTTTTGCTGGACTTGGATTTGGAGTTGGTAATGCCACTACTGCTGGATCACGGATTGGTGCTAATGCTACAACGCTGGATATCACGCAGATGCCTGCGCACGCTCATACTGGCACGACCAACGTAGAGTCGCCAACGCACTCACATACTGCGACGACCGGTATTCAGAGTGCTAGCCATAGTCATAGTGCTACAATAAGTCCGGCTGATGGCTCGCATACTCACGGATATTCAGATGCACAACACAATCATACTTTTGATTTCCAGCAAGTGCAGGTTGGATCTGGTTCAGGCCCGTTTGTGAGTAATCTTCAAGCTAGCGGTAATCTTAAAACAGTGAACCCTTCGAACGCTAATATTACCATCAATACTGACGGAGCGCATAGTCATACTATAGGTGTTGGCAATCAGTCAACCAATCACACGCACTCCTTCACCACTACCGATGGTTCGCACTCGCATACATTCACTACCAGTACACAAGGTGGAGGACAGCCAATGAATAATCTGCCGAACTCGCTGTTGGTGACTTGGTATATCAAGTTGTAGGAGGGTATAATGTATGTAGGATCATTACCGCCCGCCTCGATCCACGGGACGTGGCTAGAGAACATGGAGGTCAGGAGTATCGACGATGATACCTACTACGATTTCTCCGGGTTAACCGAGATCACAGTGGAGCTGCGTGACCCTGTGACAGGGTTTGCAGAGCTTACACTGACTATGACCAATGGAGATATCACACTTCCCGCGCCCGGGATTATCCAGTGGAAGGCCGCGCCGGAAACTATGGGGCTGCTGGCTACGAAGCTGTATGAGGTCCTGATCGTGCTGGAGGACCCAGACGAGGTGGTACCCTTCGTTATCGGGAGTATATCAATTCTGGAGTAGGAGAGTGGGATGAACCCAGGAGCACTCGAAGAGGCCGGCAAGTTCGCCAATAGTGTAGCCTCTGCACTCGGCAGTCAGCCTATGGCGTTGGCGATGATCTTAACAAACATCTGTCTATTGGTGTTTTTGTTCTACAGCCAAACGCAGTTCTACAATCAGCGGCAAGCATTGACGGAAAAGATGGTGGACGAATTCCGTCACACGCAAGAGCTTCTTGCAAGATGCGTCATACCGGAGGCAAAGCCATGAAGATCGCGATCAGCAGTGGACACGGCTCGAAGGTACCTGGGGCAATCGGCCCGAGCCCTTGGGGGCTCGATGAGCACAAGGAGGCTGTCAGGGTTGTTGATAAGATGGCCGAGTTCATTCGAGCCACAGGCAATGGGGTCGAGACTTACGAGGATACTGTCAGCAAGACACAGAATGAGAACCTCAACCGACTCGTTGACTGGCATAACAGTCGGACACGAGACTATGATGTGAGCGTTCACTTCAACTGTTATGAGTCTACGACCAAGCCTATGGGCACGGAGTGTCTGTATATCACGCAGAGCAGTCTGGCGAGCAAGGTTGCCGCTGGGATCGGCGATGCGGGAGACTTCATTAATCGCGGCGCAAAGAAGAGAACTGATCTGTTCTTCCTGAATAATACCGCGAAACCAGCCATTCTGATCGAAGTCTGTTTCGTGGACAGCCAGCCAGACTGCGGTCTCTACAAGCAGAATTTCGATGACATCTGCAGGGCCGCTGCCGAGGCTATCACTGGCGCGGCCATTCAGCCTGGGCCACCGCCGATAACGGCCAAGCCGCAATTGAGCAAAGGTGACAAGGACGTGCCGCCAGGGAACTATGTGACCGAGTTGCAGCGAGATTTGAACGCTGACAACAACGCGGACCTTGTTCCGGACGGGGACTTCGGCAGCCTCACTGATGAGGCAGTACGGACATATCAGGCGAGTCGTGGACTTGACTCGGATGGAATTGTGGGCGAGCAGACTTGGAGTGCTCTAGATAGTCATGCGCCACCGTATGTCCCGCCAGGGCTTCCGCCAGTACTGTCGGCGCAACACCAGAGGGATATCGCGGACATCGCCATAGCGTCATCGATCGCTTCGTATAGCTGGAGGGATCGGGGGCGAGCGCCGTCTGGATACATAAAGGGCTTCGCACTGGCGTGGGCAAATGCGTATAGGCAACTGCTCCTGAAGTATCCACCGGCGCTTGAGATGGCAAGGGCCAAGTCGAGCAGCAGTAAGGATGTGCTTAACGTGTATGCGTCGGACTTCAACTCGCGTGGAATGGCGAATGGAACGAGTGGACCAGATACGATGCGACATCTGTGGGCATTGATGCTGGGCCTTGGGATGCGGGAGTCGAGTGGGAAGCACTGTGAGGGAAGGGATCAGAGCGCCAGCAATACGACCAGCGACACGTGTGAGGCCGGGCTGTTCCAGACCTCTTACAATGCACACTCGTGCTCGGATACCTTTGATCAGCTATTCAATGCGTTCCAAGCGGCACAGAGTACTGACAATCCACAGGGTTTTCTGAGTTACTTCAGAGAAAACGTGTCGTGTTCCAGTTCAAGCTGGGATAACTACGGCAGCGGTAATGGAGAGTTATTTCAGAAGATGTGCAAGAACCAACCGGCATTCGCCTGTGAAACTTGTGCAGTGACGCTGCGGAACTTGTGTGATCACTATGGTCCGATCAACCGGCACGAGGCTGAACTGAGGACCGATGCGGATACTATGCTGAAGGAAGTTCAGGACTATGTGGATGAGATTGGGGGTGGAGAGGCCTAGCCCTCCATCCTGGTCTCTCGGCTCGTCGGCTTGTAGCCGTTGAAGCCACTGGTGCCGATCGAGATTTCGAGCATCTTGGACTTGACCATCACCTCGATAACCTTCATGATCGAGTGTGCTGGAAGGCGCTCGCGTAGGAAATGAACTATGCGGTGCTCGGCTACTGGCTTGTTCTCTTTGGAATAGAGTGTCCACACGAAGTTCCAGGCCTCCTCCATTGCAGAAGAGTCGCCACCGCTAGTCATTGACTTGAAGATGTCTGGCATATAGCGCTCTGCCTCAACGAGCCAGTTCAAGGCTTCGGTGTAGTGTTCAAGCGCGATTATCTTATCACTTCCGTGGGAGAGACTGGAGATCATACACAGCTTTAGCAGGTGTGCGATCCGCCGCGAGTTATAGAATTGAAGCTTGGGATGCTTAGGTTCCGGCGGGCAACCCTCTTTAATCCATGCCTTGATGGCAGCCGCTGCCGGAGTGGTGAATGATATCTGGCCAATCGTGGCGGCGATACTCTTGAGATCGTGGAGAAGATCGCCACGGAGACGGGTTGAGACCGTGAATACAGAGTCATCTATGAATGGATCACGAGTGGTACGCTGTCCGGAGAATATTAGTATGGTGCGGGATATGAAGCCCTGATCCCACGCACTCGCTGGCATGACCTGACTGAGATAGCCGGGGGTGCAGGCACCTAACAAGTTGATCTGTGGGTTTGATATCTTGATGCGGAGGTCTTTGCCGCGTCGCTTCTGGTCCACTGTGAAGCCATCGTAGATATCTGTGAGATTGTTCATGAAGGAGGTATCCCACGATGGAATTAGGACTCCAAGCTCGCGGGATATTACAGTTATGGAGTTGAACTCGATGAGAGGCGGATCGCCCATAAGGATAATGCGGCGGACAGACTCGTTGAGGGCGTCAATGAGACTGGCCGAGGTCATGTCGGAGGGACCGATGTGGAGTTCTGGGACCTCGCGGAGGATCATCTCTCCGAGGTGGATGGATTGGCCCTTGCCGATGCCGGGAGGTCCGACTAGGAACGTGAATAGGCCTGGATACAGGGATGTACCCATTGTTCTGACCCAGACTTTGCGCTCCATAGCCGCCGCGACGAAGGAGATCGCAACCCATTTCCTGAAGATGGGTGGAGAAGGAGTGATCTCCGTGTATTCTTGATAAGCGTCGATCCAGCTACTGAGTCGTCTGCCTGCCCCGGCGTTCATCTGGCCACTTCATTAGACCGTTAGGGTTTATTATATTCCCGTCGGCGTCTTTGGCCTTGCCCCAGTTCCATCCTACTTGGACTTCAACTGGGACGACGAACGGACGACCGCCTTCAAGTTCGAGAGGGACTCGCATTGCAGAGGTAACCTGCGGGATGATCTCATTCTCTTTCTCCTCGGGGTACTGTATTAGTATTGAGTCGTGGCCCTGTAGAAGAAACTCCACGATGTGGAGTCGCCATAGCGCCAGCATAGCGTTGTTCATTTCGTCGGCAGTCATTGACTGACCCATGTGGGCAACTGCCTGCTTGAGGGTGTCTCGATCATCCCGGCGACCGAAGAACCAGCGCTTACGGCCGAAGGGAGTTATCAAGTGGCCGTGCTCGAGAAGCTGTTGTTGAACCCACTCGTGTAGTCGCGGGATCGCAGGGAAGGTACTGAAGTAGAGGACTTGGAAGTCCTTGATTAGGGACTGTTCGATTTTTGTATGCTTGGACATTTCGTAGGGAGTTCCAAGGTAATTTGTACCGTGCCCGAGCACTTTACACACATGGCGAAGATTATAATGTCGATAGTAGGGTTGTTCGGCGATCCTCCTATCTTTTTTGAGATCACCCGTCCATCCCAGCATTGGGTTTGACATCCTAGCGACCGAAGTATGGAGGTCACCTGACTCACAAGCGTCGAGATATCGGGGGTCGCGGAGAACATTCCAGCACAATGCTCCTATGTTGCGGCTGTCTGCCTGTTCGAGGTCGATGTTGGCGAACTTCATGCCGGGATCGGAGATAAAGATGCGTCGTAGGCGCTCTTCAATATTTTGTAGATTGCCGCCAGTTCCGAAGTCATTGAGAGAGCTTGAAAAGCGGCCTGTTGTAGTTCCAGCGATGTTGTAGGAAGTTCGGAGCCTGCCATCTTTGTCAATTTCTGTCTCAAGGACACCGACTTTCTTTCCAAAATCTCGCAGAGTAAGTATGTGAGAAATAATTGGTCTTGCAATGAAGTGGAGTTGGAGCCGCTCAAGTGCATCTCGATTGACAGTTCGGGCCATTTCACCTCTTTCATTACGTTTACGTATTTCAGGAAGTCTAAGGATATCGTAGAGCAAAGACGCGACAAGGTTGTTGGATCGCCAAGCTTTTGTTTTAGCGCTGTTACAGAACTGGGTGAAGTTGAGCCCCTCGTGTACGATACGGTAGAGCTGCTTTTCGAGTCGTTCGATGTCGGAACGATAGTTAGAAACGGCCTTTTGTCTTTCTTGCTCATCAACTAAAACCCCCCTGAGGTTCATTTCCATTACTGGGCCCTGAAGGGCACGGGAAAGGGCATAGGTACTGGCGGTGAGGTTGT